GAAATGAGATCACGCCATATCTCGCCGGGATCATGGATGCCTCTTTTCATTCCGCTGTCCAGACCGTTATTATCTGCAAGGCTCCGCAGGTGGGCTGTACCGAGGCGGTTTTGAACTGTATCGGATATGCCGCGGACAGGGATCCCGGCCCGGTCCTCGCGGTTTATCCCGACGAAAAGACGGCGCGGGAGAACTCGCAGGATCGTATCCTTCCGATGCTGGAAGCCTCACCACGTCTCAGGTCGCTGCTGACGGGCGCGGAGGATGACAAGGCCGCCCTGCGGATCAAGCTCAAAGGCATGATCATGTATATGGCCTGGGCTACGTCGGCATCACGCCTGGCGAACAAACCGATCCGGTACGCTGTACTCGACGAGCTGGACAAATATCCGAAAACAGCGGGCAAGCGCGAAGCGGCTCCAGAGGCTCTGGCGGAGATCCGGACGATAACATATCGCTGGAACCGGAAGATATGGAAGATCTCCACGCCAACGATCGAGACCGCTCCTATCTGGAAGGCGTTGACACAGGAGGCGCAGGCCATATTCGATTACTGGGTGCGCTGCCCGCTGTGTGGCGAATTGCAGTTGATGAGGTTTTCCCGGGAGACGTTCAGGTGGCCGAGAGAGGAAAAGGCAATTGACGGTTCACAGTTACCGGTTGACGGCGCAAAGAATCCGAAACCGGAAACCGAAGTCCATTCTGTGGACCCGGAGAAGATCGAGGCGGAGGGGCTTGCCTGGTACGAGTGCGAGCATTGTCATGGTCACTGGAATGACACCCTGCGTGATCAGGCGGTTCGTGCAGGACAGTGGCAGGAGAGGGAGACGGGAACGACACTCCCCAAATACCTCGATGAATTCCGGCCCCGGAAGATCGGCTTTCATATTCCTTCATGGATTTCATATTTCGTTTCGCTCTCGGAGGTTGCCGCGTCATTCCTGAAGAGCCAGCACAGTCTCGAAGACTTCAAAAACTTCAAGAATAAGCACGAGGCGGCCCCCTGGAAGCAGATTGTCGTGTCGGCCGATGAAGAGTACGTCTTGAAGGCCCGCTGCGATCTGCCGGCACAGACCGTTCCGCAGGAAGCCCGGGCGTTGATGTGCGGCATTGATGTTCAGAAGTATGGATTCTGGTTTGTTGTCCGGGCGTTCGCGCCTGATGGCACGTCGTGGCTGATTCATTACGGGTTCCTGGCGGTCTGGAACGATGTGGAAAAGCTGTTATTTGAGACGGAATATCCGTTTGCCGAGAGCGGAAAGAAGATGCGGATCTTTCGCGCCTGCATCGATACCGGCGGCGGCAAAAAGTATCAGGGAATGTCGATGACTGAAGAGACTTACTGGTGGCTGCGGGATAACAGTACAGGCCGCGGCGCTCGTGTCTGGGGGACGAAGGGATCCAGCCGTGCGCTTGCCGGCAAACTCCAGCTGGGCAAACCTCTCGACAAGACGCCCTCCGGGAAACCCCTCCCCGGCGGCCTGCGTATCATCTCCGTCGACACAGAGAAGATGAAAGACGCCTATCACTACCACCTGAACCGCGCCATCGAGGAGCTTCCCCAGGGCGCGTATCTCCACGCCGGGACGGGATCGGATTATGCAGATCAGATCCTGGCGGAAGAGAAACAGATCACGGAAAAGGGAATTGAGGAGTGGGTGCAGATCCGGGTGGACAATCACCTGTTCGACTGCGAATGTCTCGCGATGCTTTGCGCCGATCCGGAGTTCCCCGGCGGTGGGATCAACCTGCTGAGACAAAAGGCGCAGGGAGCCGCCACGGGCCGGCGGATAATATCGAAAGGAATGTAATGGCGCAGCAGAAATCCAGCATGAAAATAATCTGGGCGATCCGGGGAATCTGTGAATACTGCAATATCTCACGTGACACGTTCTATCGCCTGATCAAGTCGGGGAAGTTCCCGGCGACGATCATTGAGGGGAAGTGGTGCGCCCACACCGACAACATCGACGAGTTCTTCCGTGCCGGCACCAGGACACCGCCCCGGAATCCTGATACGGAAGCGGAATAAAGCCGGTTGACGGTTAACGGTTGACAGTGGGTGCGATGTCGGGATTGATATATAATATCGCATTTCTCCCCAAACACCAAGGCCCCCAACCGGGGGCCTTTTTTTATCCCCGAATCATATTTCAAAAACCTTGTCAAGCCCCTTTTTTAGTCCGTAGGACGTCTATTTTAGTCCGTAGGACGTCGGTTTCAGTCTTGCCCTAAAAACCGGGGTTATAATCACTTCATGAAAAAATCCTAAAAAATAGCATTCTTGTTTTGTGAAAACCAGGGGGGACTTTTTAGAATCTCCCCGCTTCGAGAGGAAAAGCTCAGGAGGTAACAATGGCAGGAATTACACTTGCACAGGCGGAGACCCAGCTGGCCGCGTGGCTCGATGCGAGTTTGAAAGTCGCGTCCGGTCAGGCGTATACCATTGGGGGTCGGTCGCTTACCCGCGCGAATGCCGCGTGGATAGAAAAGCAGATTACGTACTGGAACGGCATGGTCCAGTCGCTCGATCGCGGCGGGATCAAAGTCAGAGGAGGGACTCCCTGCTGATGAAAGAAGTCCCGACAAAGCGCGGCAAAGTAAAAAACCCCACTCCAAACATCATAGACAGGGCTGTCAGCTTTTTCGATCCCGTTCGCGGCGTTAGACGTTTACGGGCCCGGGCGACGATGGCGCTTGCCGGTGGATATATCGGCGGCTCAAAATCAAGACGTGGTCTGAAAATGTGGACCACCTACGGGCATGACGCCGATTCGGATATCCTGCCCGATCTCCCGACCCTGCGGGAACGCAGCCGTGATCTCATCCGCAACAATCCCCTTGCCACCGGCGCGATCAAAACGAAAGTCACAAATGTCGTCGGTACCGGGTTGAGGCTCCAATCGCGTATCGACCGGAGCGTACTGAACCTGGCAGAGGACAAGGCTGACGCGTGGGAGACCGGGACGGAGCGGGAATGGCGGCTGTTTTGGGAATCGAAGGAATGCGACGTCACGCGCACGCTGACCGGCAACGCCCTCACAAAACTTGTCTATCGCCAGGCGAAGGAAAACGGCGATGTCTTTGTCCTGCTGCCCCGCGTAAAGACCGCGCACTTTCCTTATGATCTGCGTCTGCAGGTGATCGAAGCCGACCGGGTATGCAATAAAGATTACAAACCCAACACGGAAACCCTGGCCGGCGGCGTCGAGACTGACAAAAACGGCGCGCCGGCAAAATATCACATCATAAAATCTCATCCCGGCGCGAGCTGGAAACGTAAAGAATCGAAATGGGACATTGTCGATGCCTTTGGCTCGAAGCTCGGCCTGCGGAATGTCATCCACCTGTTCGCCCCGGATCGCCCCGGACAGAGCCGCGGGGTCCCCGATCTCGCGCCTGTTATCGAGGCCTTCAGGCAACTCGGCAATTACACCGAGGCCGAGCTGGCCGCTGCCGTAATCAGCGGCATGTTCACGGTTTTCATCGAATCCGGTAACGGAGACGCGGCACTGGATCTCTCAAACCTGTCGGAAGAGACGGGATCCACAAGCTCGGACGATGATCTCAAATTAGCTTCCGGCGCGATTGTCGGCCTGGAGCCGGGCGAGAGTATTCATGACAGCAATCCTGGCAGGCCGAATGCCAGCTTTGACCCATTCCTTCAGGCGATTATGCGCCAGATCGGTGTTGCCCTTGAACTGCCATTCGAAATCCTGATCAAGCACTTTACCGCGTCTTACTCCGCCGCCCGCGCCGCCCTCCTGGAGGCCTGGAAATATTTTCTTTCAGAGCGCCAGTGGCTGGCCGATAACTTCTGCCAGGTGGTTTATGAGATCTGGATGTACGAGGCCGTTATCACCGGCCGGATCGCAGCGCCGGGTTTTCTAAATGATCCGATAATCCGAAAAGCGTATCTGGGTGCGCAGTGGGTCGGTCCCGCGAAAGGCCAGATCGACGAGCTGAAAGAGATCAAGGCCGCCGAGAAGCGGGTTGATATGGGCGTTTCCACGCTCTCCGAAGTTACCGCCGAAATGACCGGTGGCGACTGGGAAAAGAAACATCCGCAATCGGTCAAGGAACACGAGGCCCGCAAAGCAGCTGGCCTGATAGTGGAAACAATGCCGGAGGCGGAAATCCCCGACGACGGAAAGGATGATTAAATGAAACTACTCGATATCATGACAGCGCCCTGGATGATCTCGCGGGAAAAGCTCGCCGAGATCCGGGGCATATATCAGACGCACATGCGCGGCGATAAGATCGACACCAAGGCGATTGAATCGCAGCTCGTGATAGCCATCGGAGAAAAGAAAGAAAGAGGGAAATACGATATCCTGAATGGCGTGGCGGTGATCCCGATCGTGGGTGTTATCTCCAAGGAACTCAGTCTGTTCAGCTTCTTTTTCGACGGTGTATCGACCAGGGAAACTGCCCTGATGATTAAAGATGCCCTCGCAGACGACGAAGTCGAATCCATTCTGCTGGATATCGACTCTCCCGGCGGCACAGTGGACGGCACGCAGGAACTGGCCGAGCTGATTTATTCGTCCAGGGGACAGAAGCCGATCATCGCCTATACCGATGGAATGATGGCATCCGCCGCGTACTACATCGGCGCGGCCGCCGACAAGATTTATATCTCCGGAGACATGCCGGATATCGGCTCCATCGGGGTTGCGATGACCCATCTCGACTATTCAAAATCGGACGAGATGTACGGATATAAAGAAACCGATATCTTTGCCGGCAAGTATAAGCGGATCACGACCGGGAACAGGCCGCTCACAGAAGAAGGAAAAGAATATCTACAGGATCAGGTCGATTATGTTTATTCGATTTTTGTCAACGATGTCGCGAAATACCGCGGTGTCTCGGTTGAGGACGCCCTGGCGATGGCCGATGGAAAGATATTTATCGGCAGACAGGCGCTTAATGCTGGTCTGGTGGACGGTGTTGCCACCTATGACGAGCTTGTAAATACAACGCTGCCGGTGATGCAGCGCGAAGCCAGGGAAATTGACTGGCTCAAAAAATTAAATATGGAGGCAAAAAATGGACTTAAAAGAGTTTAAAGA